TGAGATGATTTCATTCTTAAAACGTAAATTTGTATATAATCATATAATTAAACGTCATGTAGCACAGTTAGATAGAGACTCAATAATGAAGAGTCTAGTTTATATCTTACCTTCCAAAGAAGTTAGCATTGATACTCAAATTGTAGAAACTTGTGCTTCCTCCTTGAGAGAGCTCTTTTTTCACAGTGAGAGTGTTGAAGAATATAATTCTTTATTGGAGGTTTTTGTAAATAAAGTTTCGCAAGTTACATGTTTTTCTGAGAAAGATATTAGAAAGTTTTTTCCTACGGGATTTGAACTTTTTACTAAATATACCCAGGAATAATTTAGTATATAGTGTACATAAAACCCAATACACGTTAGTTAAGCTCAAGCCGTCGCGTTAAACGGAAAGCAGCACATGTGAATAATATACTGGAGTTCACTCTTCTTGATCTCATTTAAAGAACGAACTTTTCAGGACCCACATGGTTAATTGGAGACCTTTTTAGGTTTACTATGACAATATCAGTGCCAAAGGGCGTGAAGCCCTTAAAGACAGATTGTGTTAATGAGCGTGCCAGGTGGATTAATGCTACCCCTGGAATACGTATGATGTATTACAGAAAATAATAATAATAATTATTCTGAAACTCTTAATGGGAATATGTTTCAGTCTTATACCCTTTCCCAGCTCCGCGATCAACGCGAGCTTCGCTATAGTCGGGTTCTTGGTAAACAATATCTTGCTGCCATTAAAGCAAAAGCTTTCGAGGAATCGGAGGCAAAAGCTACAAGTCTTAAGACAAGATTTGACACGACTCACAGAAGAGTTCATTCAGGAAAAGCAAAAGCGGTTGTTTCACAATCGACTTTTACTAATTTCTTTCATCATCTTGCTCCTGCTACTCTCGGTAACTCTAGTACTTTTCCTGCATCATCTGCAGGAGAGGAGACTCAGTTGCCTTTAGATCAATTCTTTATGAGACCTGTTCAAATTGGAGAATTTGTAGTTGAAGAGAAAGTTGTTGATAAAATCAATCCCTTTTTAGAATGGTCACTCGCTCCAGC